TTATTTATAATATTGCAGTAGCAGCAAATGATGACGAAGCTGAAAGTAGGAAGTCTAAGGGCACAACAAGTAGAGAGTCAAATAGAAAATTTGGAATGCCCAAACTTGCTGAAATACTCGAATGTTCAGTAAAAACAATTGCACACTTATTTAGTTGGGTTGGAGCAGAAGACAAATCTTTAGCTGATGTTAAAGTAATTGCAGAGGAATCTATCGGAGATATTATTGAATATGGTCAGGACAGATACAAGATAGAAGTAACCGGAAAGTTGGAAGGTCAGATAATTAAAAAAACAATTATCGTAGATGGACCCACGCTCATGAATCAAAAAGCATTTTACGATGCAGTTATTTCACAGGCACAGGTTTGGATTCCTAAGATGAAAGTTGGAGATTTTGAAACATACATGAGAATGAAATTTGAAACAAGAATAAAATCAAAAAACTACGTAGAAGAAGCTAATGAGGATTTAGTCTTCGTAAAACATTTTACGAATTACATTAAATTAAAGAAGGCTTTTACTGATAAGAAAGAATTAGCTAATTATAGTTTACCTTGGTTTAATAAATCAAACAATTCACTAGAATTTAATTTAGATCAGTTTGAAGACTATTTACAAAGTCAAAAAGTAAATTTAAAAAGGGTTGATTTAGTATTGAATATTCAAGATATCTTAAAGGGAAAAAAAGTACATGGAAAATATAAAGGGAAATCTCTCGTGTCTTGGAGAGTAGAGAACCCAGAGCTTGCACAAGAAGATATAATTTTAGAAGGAGAATACACGGAAGAAACGGAGGCGATAGATTTTGAAAAAGATAGAACCTAGATTTATTGCTGGTCCTCCAGGTACAGGTAAAACTCACATTTATATTGTTGAAGAACTTTATCAAGAGTTATTACTTAAATACCATCCAGACAAAATAATTATTCTTTCTCATACAAATGTAGCCGCTGATCAAATTAAAGATGCAATTTTAGCATTACCTATAATGAAAGAAAGAGGCTTTACCAAAAAATCTATGAAGTATAAAATCTGTACTATTCATAGCTATTGTAAAAATAGATTATTACATAAAGACAAATTTGAATACGAAGATCATAAGAATTTAATTATACAAAATAGATTATTTGGTAGAGATTCTTCAGGAGATGTTGATAAACACGCTCTATATAAATTTAGATCAGATGCTAAAGGACGCGGTAAGACTTATGATGAGTACTGGAGAGTATGTGATAAATTTTCTTATAGACCTTATCGTATTGAATTAATTAAAGAGCTTCTTCCAATATATGAAAAATACAAAAAAGATAATAATAAATGTGATTACACAGATATGATTGAAGATTTTAATCATCCAGATGTTAGGGAACCTGATATTGATGCAGTCATTATAGATGAATGTCAGGACAGTAATGTTCCTCAAAGCAAAGCTATTGAAAAAATGGCCTCCAATGTAAAAGAGGGTCACTATTATTTAGTGGGGGATGCGGACCAAACCTTATTTGAATACGCAGGCTCAGATGCAAACAAATACCACAAATTAGCTGCTCATCCTTATAAAGAATTAAAAGAAGGCTTACGATGTAGCGAAGCTATAAATAAAAAATGCAAAGAAATTATTTTAGATATTTGGAATCATTATGGGTCTCATAGAGTATGGACACCGGCTAGGTACACTGAGAAGCATAATATGGGCCATATAGGGGAAGTTATTAAAGGCAATGGCTATTATTTAGCTAACTTCGAAGGTTCTAGCCATTTAGATATTTTATTAGATAAAATAAAAAATACTAATCAAACATTTTTATTTACCTATAGAGGAACTCCGGGAGATATCCGTTGTAAAAAATTCTTTGATTTCCATGGATTAGAGTATGCCCATGTTAAAAATTCAGCTCATGTATCTAAAAAAGAGTTAAGAGCTCATCATCTATGGCCCGATTTTATAAGAGGTATACCAATGAGCCGTACTCAGGTAAAACATTTCTGTGAGTATGCAGGAAGTAAAGTTAAAGTTAGATTAAAAAAAGGAGAAGTATTAAATTTTGAGGAGTGGATTAACAAAGATTACACAATTGATGAATTGATACAAAAAAAAGTTTTTAAAGAGGATGCAAAACAGCATAGAGATTTTGATTTAGTTAGAAGACCTTCTGAAATTTCAAAAGAAAAATTACTTTATATTAAAAAAGTTTTAGCAAAAGGTTTTGATTTTGATAAAAAGATTCAAATTAAATATGGAAACATTCATGAAGTCAAGGGTCTAACATTTGATAATGTTATTGTAGATCATACTCTAACACGAAGAGAAAAAGATTGGTTTACTCACTGCAGATTAGCATACACAGCGTACAGTAGAGGAGTCTTTGACTATTGGACTTTAGCAAAAAGCCCAGGAAAATATAAAACAACATTAGGGAGAAGATAAATATGACAGCTAAAATGGATTTAATAACAGTGGCTTTATTCACAGCGTTATGGATATATCTACATTTAGGAATATGAGCAACGTATATAAAAAACAAGTGGGAGGATCTCATTATCAATCCATGGTTATACAACCCTCTGAATTTATTAACAAAAATAATTTGCCTTTCGCAGAAGGAAACGCTATAAAATATTTGTGCAGACACAAACAGAAAGGACAAAAGCAAGATTTGGAAAAAGCTATTCATTATTGTCAGATGGCAATTGATAGAGATTATCCAGAGAAAAAAGATTTTTTAGAAGAAGCCGAGAAAGAAAAGAAAGAATTAGAAGAATCATATCAAGAAGCAAGAAGACAAACAAAAGAACGGAAATCCAACGAATGGCTTAAAGGCTATAAAAAATGGAATAAAAATAATGTGTGAAGTTCCACAACTCACTGATCTAGATTTAACAGGTATAGATACCGTTGCAATTGACTTAGAAACATATGATCCTAATTTAAAAACAAAAGGATTGGGTGCAGTTAGAAAAGATGGTTTTGTTTGTGGCATAGCAATCGCGACGAAGAACCAAACTTTATATTTTCCTATTGCACATAACATGACCGATAATTTAAACACTAAAGAAACATGGGACTATTTGAACGAAAAAGTGTTTAAAAACAAGGGTTTACGCAAGGTTTTTCACAATGCCATGTACGACGTTTGCTGGATTAGATCGGCAACTGGAGAGATGCCACAAGGACCATTGCTCGACACCATGATCGCAGCTTCTGTAATTGACGAAACAAGAATGAAATATTCTTTGGATTCAATTAGTAAAGATTATTTAAACGAAACAAAATACAAATATGATTTAACAGCTAAAGTTTTGGACTGGTCTAATGGAACCATAAAAGATCCCATGACTAGTATGCATAAACTTCCTTACCATTTAGTAAAAGACTATGCAGAACAAGACGTAAATTTAACTTTAAAACTGTGGGAATTATTTGACACAAAATATTTGGACGAAGTATTGTACACCAAAGATAATGAGGATGGAAGTAAAGAATCAAAAACATGTAGAAAAATATTTCAATTAGAAACTAGATTATTTCCTTGTCTTGTTGACATGAAATTTAAAGGGGTTAAAATAGATGTCGAAAAAGCGAAGGCTCTTGGAAAATGGCTAGATAAACGTAAAGATAATTTACTTAAAATTATTAAAAAACATACTAAGCTTGATGTACAGATATGGGCGGCTTCTTCTATTAAAAAATTATTAGACCATCAAAAAATAACTGATTACCAAAAGACAAAAGATAGAATTAAAAAACTTAAAGATAAAAAAGGTAAACCTATTATTGATAAAGAAACTGGTAAAGTTAAAACAGAAACAGTTGAATCTACAATACCTAAGCTTCCTAAAGATTATCTAAAGACTCACAAGAATCGTTTCTTGCATATGATTTTAAAAGCAAGAGAATGTGATAAAGCTAAGAATACTTTTATTGAAGGTTTATTAGGATTTGTACATAAAGGTAGAATCCATGCAGATATAAATCAAATTAGATCAGACCAAGGTGGAACGGTTACTGGAAGATTTTCTATGTCTAATCCTAATCTACAACAGATTCCAGCAAAAGGTATGGTTGGTAAATGGATGAGGGAATTATTTATTCCTGATGATGGGTGTGTATGGGGATCATTCGATTATTCTCAACAAGAACCACGGATAGTTGTACATTATGCATTAAAGTTAGGCTTACCCGGAACAGATACATTACAAGATGAATTTAACAAGGACGACGCAGACTTTCACCAGATCGTAGCAGACATGGCTAAAATACCACGGATCACGGCCAA